CACCCATTCCTCCTAACGCCCCGATATCTGCAGCAGCCGACGCACCGTCCTTCGCAGCAGAGGCGGCTTGTTGTGCCATCATCATCTGCTGTTGCTGTTGTTCTTGCATTGCCTGCTGTTGCTTCATCTCTGCTACTTCTCTCTCGGTCTTCAAGAACGATGGGTCTACGTTGTTTGCTGTTAACAATGAACGGAATATACCATCTATATCAAGATTCTGCATGACTTCCGGATTAACTTGAAGTAGTAGTTGAGCCGCGCTCATAGCCTGCATGAACGATTGTGTCACACTGGCTCGTCTTGTTATAGCCATAGGGCTGACGTAGTTAATCTTGAGGTTAGCTTCCGCTACTACCTCTGGTGGTTCTGCTAGTAGTCCCTGACTAAGCATCCATCCAAAAGTCCTGGAAATGATTGGGTTGAGCCACTCTGCATACAGCCTCGAAAGAATAGGCGATATCACCATGAGACCCTGTTGCCTACGCTCCACAATCTCTGTGGCAGTCATTCGGTCTAGTTCTGGGAGTGAGAGCCTGTCGGCAAAGAAAGCCTTTTGTATCTTAGCTTCTTCTCTATCCATTAGCTCATGACCTATATCTGGGCGTGAACCACTATTGAATGGTTGGGGTATATCCCTGGTACCCTGTCTAACGTACATGATTGAGCCTGGAGACGTTCTGATGGGGCCTTCCATACTTCCGGCACCTACAATCACAGGAGGGCGTACAGCCAATTCTGAGGCTTCTAGGATCGTCCTAGCCATAGCGTTCACAACCTTGATTGTGGGCAAGACTTCCATAGCAGGGGAGCGACCATAGGTTTCTTCTGCAGCCTTGCTCCACCGAACGATAATATATGGGTTCTCATCAAAGCCACCCTCACTGAGCGTGTGCTTCGCTTCCACTTCATAGTAACAGGAAGCCCAAGGTTTATTGTTCTTGTCTTTCCTGCCGTACTGCCGATCCATACGTTCATAGACATGATGGAGGATGGTGACTTCCTTATCCTTTTTCTCTGGGTCTTCGAACATAGATTTGCATTCATCACTACAGTTCTCTAATCCAAACTTCTCAACCACTTCCCATATGGGCATCTTAAATTCACGGAACACATCTACTATGTCACCCTCGTCACTGGACTTGAGGTACATACCACTTAAGTCTCTAGCTTGGAACTTCATTACCCCTTTGGTCTCTTGAGCCAGGATTATGCCTGTTCCAAACGATACTAAGTCAAGTGCTACCTCATGTGCTGAGAGAGAGAAGTTACTGTTCGTGTTATCAAAGTAAGAGAGCATGCGATTCGTGGAGTCGTATAACCACTCCCTAACCTCATGCATCTTGTTGACATTTTCATCTTCTGTTGTAAGTTCGAACCACCTAATACCAGTGTTGAACAACATACCCTCTAGTGCTGCTGCTAACTGAACTGCAGCTTCTGGTGCTGTTGTATTGTAGATGAGGGCGCGTCTCTGACTACCCTTAGATTTCTTTTCCTCGAACTCTCTTGAGGGGAGAACATAGTCCGCTATATCTTGCCAATGGTTATCCCAGTTGACTCGATCTGACTTCGCTCTCTTGAACGCCTTAATTGCCTGTTCCGGTTTAAGTGCCATGATTTACTTCTTCTTTTTCTTTTTCTTAGATTGCATACTCTTATTTTTACTTGAACTCATTACCGACAGGTTCTTAGAGGAGTTGTTTTTTGGGTTATGATCTTTATGATGAACATCCTTACCATCACCCTTCGACACCTTACCCTTACTCATTAGGGTACGACGAGCCTTGTTTCTGCCTGCCCTACGCTTCTTCTGCTCAGACTTTGCATGGTATTCATCGTATTCTTTTCTATAGTTACGCGCCATTTAACTACCCATCAGTGTCTTACCGCCAGAGTTTTCACCCGAAGCAGACATTGTTCCGCCCATAGAACCATAAGAACCGCCTGCCCGTAAACTAGATTGACCAGAACGAGCCATACGTCTCCTCATATCCATTTGTGATCGCTTTGAATCTGCTGAACCCGACACTGTGACAGCTGGTGTCTGCACAGGCTTAGGCGCTGGGGGTGTAGGAGCGCTTCCTCCTCCAAATAAACTTGATAAAAATCCCATAACTATCTCCTTAATATGCCTGAACGGCTCCTGTTGATTGTTTCGTCTTCTTCTTTTGCCCCATCAGTGAGGTATTATTGCTACCTGTTTCTGGCTTAGGTTTTGGCGCAGGCTTTTTATCTTTGCCACCAAATAGATTGCCAAACAATCCTTTTTCACCAAATGCGCCATATTTTAGTATCCCACTCATAGCTTAAAATCCTTGCAGAGGGTTGTAGTTTGAGTAATCGACACTACTCTGCCTAGTAGCGAACTCGTCTTCATGTGTCCTAGCGCATCGAAGCATCATGATTGCATAACGCGTGGCGGACTCGATATCATCCCTCTCTGGGACAATTTTACCATCTTTTCTGTGTAACATTCTTTTTTCTTCAAACCACTCACTAAGGTGATTAAATACCTTAAAACGGCCTGTACGCATCCGTTCCAGTATCTCCAAGGTAATTGGCTCCCTTGCTTGTCCACCACCTTTTGCGTCGTCGTATCTCGCAGAGAAGCCCAGCATATTTACATCTTGCGCCTGGTACTGGTCTTTTAGGGCTACTCCACCACCTTTGTCTCTTATCATGCCGTCGTGAGGCCAACTTACTGGTATCCACTTCCCACGGCTTTTGATTGCTTGAGCATGGTATGCCGCAGTCTGACCACGCTCTTTGTAACAGTCATACACATAGATAACATCCGCATCAGCGTCGTAAGCAATCCAACAAGCTGCAGCAGGGTGATCTATACCAAAGTCAATGCCACAGACACGCCTGAAGTAGTCAGGTATCTCAAATGGCTCACACATAATCATCTCGTCAGGAACAGCGTAGACACCACCTGAACCCATCATTGGAACACCCTTAGCACGAGTGTCTCTTTCATGCTCCGGGTAACTAGA